GTCCGGTTAGTAAACACAACAAACTTCATCAAACCCCGGTCTTTAATGAGATCGGGGTTTTTTATTGGATCAAAAATGAAAAACATTGAAGCAGTAAAAGAGGCCATGACTTGGCTCGGTACACCCTATCATCATCAGGGCCGTGTCAAAGGTGTGGGTGTGGATTGCGGAACCTTGATCTGTGAAGTCTATGAAAAAGTTGGATTGATGGATCATTTAGATCCACGCCCATACCCACCGGACTGGCACATGCACCAGCTTGGACAGCGATATTTAGAACACGTCAAAAGCGTCTGTTTTGAAGTCGATGAACCTCAGCCTGGTGATATTGTCCTTTATAAAATAGGCAAGTGCGTCAGTCATGGCGCAATTGTCGTGGAGTGGCCAACAATTATTCACTCCTATATCCATCTCGGTGTCATTTTACAGGATGGCACTAAAGGAAGTTTAGCCCGGCGAATCGCCGGGTTTTTTCGTATGAAGCGACTAAAAGAGTAAACACTATGGGTGGAGTCTTTGGGGGTAGTAGCACGGTCAGTGTTACGGACAAACGCATCAATTCAATGCGGATTCAACAGTCAGCGTACGGTCTTTGTCAGCCTTTGGTATATGGTAAAAATCGTGTAGCTGCTAATATGTTTTGGTATGGTGATTTCCTGGCAACGGCACATACCACAACAAAAAAATCAGGTGGTAAAGGTGGTGGCTCGGTCAAAACAAAAACTACTACTTACACATACAGTGCTTCAATGATGCTTGGAATTTGTGAAAACAAGATTCGAGATATTGGCACGATCTGGCGTGACAAAGAGCAGATCGTCACAAAAGCAATTAATGGTATTCAGATCAAGCCGATTGATCAGCTGGGCTTTGAATTGTTCGATGGCGACTATAATCCTGTATGGGGTTATTTAGTCTCTAAGCATCCAAATCAGGCATTGCATTATCCTTATTTAGGATATGTTGCATGTGCTAATTATGAGTTGGGAGGCAGCGCAGCATTATCGAATCACAATTTTGAAGTAATCAGCGATATTACGTTTCAATCTAAAAACCTGTTCAAAAGTGATGCGGTGCGCCACAACAAAACTGTTGCAGCCAACGGTGTGATTTCATATACCGGTCATGGGTGTACAAACTTTCTGCCAGTTATACCAGGTAAAAAATACACGCTGAGTGGACGTCGAACACGTTATTACTATGCGTTTTTTAGTGATGCGCAGGATTCGGCTGTTATCTCGAGTACATTGGTAACCAATTCATCAATGCCTCTGACGATTACTGTGCCTGCAGGTGCCAAATATGTCGTATTTGATCTGTATCAATCGAGCAGTATGGATTATTCAAACATTCAGTTTGAAAATGGTGAAGTTGCAACCAGCTATTCAAGCTATTCAGGATCAAAGCCTGATGCAAATCCAGCAGATGTGATTGAAGACTACGTGACCAATCCACGTTATGGTGCTGCACCTAACCTAGATATGGTCAATTTGACTGAGTTTCGTGATTATTGTGCTGCGACAGGCTTATTGATTAGTCCAGTTTTTACTGAACAACGCCCAGCACATGAAACCATTGCAGAGATCGTGGAAGCTGTAAATTGCGCCGTGGTACCAAGTCCTGAGGGCTTAAAAATCCGTTCATTTGGCGACAGTGCGGTCACAGGAAATGGTTCAACCTATGTGCCAAATCTCACACCGGTTTACCATTTAACTGATGATGATTTCATTGGTAAAGAAGAACCAGTGCGCGTGCGCCGTAGTCGTGATACAGATGCTTTTAACCATGTTCAGATTGAATATGCAAACCGCTTTAATCAGTACAATGTTGAGACGGTGGAGGCAAAAGACCAAGCAAATATCGAAATGTTTGGTCTACGCACTCAGGATCCAGTCAAGTATGACTTTTTCTGTGAGCCTAAAATCGCACGTCATGCAGCTCAATTGCTTTTACAGCGCCGTTTGTATGTTCGTAATGAATACGAGTTTCAGCTCGGTTGGAAGTACTGTCTGCTTGAGCCTATGGACATTGTGACCATTACCGATGAATCACTTGGTCTTGATCAATTCCCTGTACGAATTACACGTGTAGAAGAAGATGAAGATGGATTACTGACGATTACAGCTGAAGAGCTGGCTGTTGGATCTCGTTCAGCTGTTGAGTACGATCTTCAATCTTCGAATGGTTATCAGGGTGGTAATGAAGAACCAGGTAATGTGAATGCACCTGTCATTTTTGAACCACCGCTTGACCTCACTGGGGGTAAAAATCAGCTTTGGATTGCGGCATCTGGTGGCTTGAATTGGGGCGGTTGTACCGTATGGGTAAGTTTAGACAACGAGACTTATGAAGCCATAGGTACGATCTATGGATCAGCGCGTTACGGTACTTTGGTATCTGCAATCAATGCCAGCGTATCTTCTATGCAGGTTCAACTGAATACTTCTAGTCAGTTATTCAGTGGTACCTTAGAAGAAGCACAAGTGGATGCAACGCTTTGCCGAGTTGGTGAAGAGTTCTTTAGTTATGTGAATGCCAACCTTGATGGTTCAGGTTTATACACTTTAAGTGGAGCATTGCGTGGTCGTTATGGCCAAGCTGTAGCGCATAACGCAGGTGAACCTTTTGTCCGTATCGATCGTGCGATCTTTGAGTATGATTTTAATCCAAACATGATTGGGAAGCAGATTTATCTGAAGTTCACGAGTTTCAACGGATTGGAGCAAAAAGAAGAGACACTGGATGAAGTGGCTGCATACGATTACACCGTCACAGGTGGTACACCGCCATCAGTGAAAGGTTTATCGCTTCAGTCTGCTTTCGTGGGTACGAGCTTTAAGGTTCAATGGCAAGCGACAGCGGGTGCAACTGGATATGTAGTTCAGATCCGCTCAGGTGGTGTGTTACTGCGTACAGTTGAAACCACAAATACTGATTATTCATACAGTATGGAAGAGGCGAAGATTGACGGTGTTCAACGTGCATACACGATTCGAGTTGCAAGTAAGAATGGATCAATCACGAGCAGCTTTAGTGAGTTGAACATCAACAATGCTGCACCGCCTGCATTGACCAGTGTTTATACCTCAGCTGCAGAAACATCGATTACAGTGACATGGATTCCAAGTGAAGCCCCCGATCTTAAAGACTATCAAGTCTGGATTAGTACAACACAAGGTTTCGATCCTGAAACGACTACAGCACGTTGGACTGGTACCGAGAATGCTTGCATGATCACTGGTCTAAGTTCGACCACGATCTACTATATTCGTGTGGCTGCACGCGACGTGTGGAAACAAACATCATGGAACTACTCAGCAGAGATCACGCAGGTCACGGCTGATGGATAAAACAACATAGAGCACCTTCGGGTGCTTTTTTTATTACCAAAATTTAGGGGGCGCAATGCCAAATGATTATTCATCTGATCCACCAGTAGCAACAGCAGGGCAACTTCTTGCCATCTCAGACAAGATTAATGACATATCTAAAAACATGGATAAGTTAGCTGAAATGCCCCAAAAGCTCGACCGTATGAATATGCAGTTAGAGCAGCTCAACAAAGAGCATCAACAGACACGAAATGACTTAACTCAGACTCGTGACAATCTGCAAGAAGATTTAGATCGAGCAAAGTCAAACTTCAAAAGTGAGATTAAGCAGCTCAGGAATGAAGTTGATCCGAAGTTTAAGGAGGTGGATTCACAGATCAGAGTGCTACATGAAAGTAAAACCAAGATCGACAGCATTACCAATCTTGTGCGCTTTGGCGGCATTTTCTTGGCGGGTCTATTCGTCGTTGCTTGGAATACTCAGACGAGCAAAACAGACACGGTAAATACTCAAGCCACGACCAACGCCCAGAGCATTCAGGTTCTTGAAAAACAATCTGACCAACTCTTAAGAACAGTTGAAGAAATCCGCAACAAGCTTTACGAACGAAACATGAGAGAGGAAAAATGAAAGTCATTCCTGAAAACGCGCTGAAATATACCAGTGTCAAATGGCCCCTAATTGGGGCTTTTTTATTGGGTGTAATTCCTGTTTTATTGCAGGAGGGGATTAACACACAGCTTATCCCGACCGAATACCATTCACTGATTTTAACTATTGTTTTGCCTGCGCTGGCGTATTTCGGTAAAAAGAAATATCAACCTGAATTACATCCCGAGCCAACACTTTTAGGCTTTGCAAAACTTCCAGTCGATTCAATCACTTTTGATGAGGCATTCCGAAGGCTAATCGGTCATGAGGGTGGTTATAGTACAGATCGGCGTGATCCGGGCAACTGGACTGGTGGTAAGGTTGGATTAGGTGTATTAAAAGGCACTAAATACGGCATTGCTGCAAACACCTACCCCAATTTAGATATTAAAAATCTTACGATTGCTCAAGCCAAGGAAATCTACAAAAAAGACTGGTGGGATAAATTAGGGGGTAATGGCCTGCATTCTGCTATCACGTTTCAGTTATGGGACTTTGCAATTAATGCAGGAAAGAAGCGGGCGGTAATGGAGCTGCAACAAGCGGTTGGTGTAACTGCAGACGGCATTATTGGCCCTAAAACCATGGAAGCCGTGAATGCTCAAGATCTAAATGACGTGATTCTAACTTTGACCGCTGAGCGATTAAGGTTTTATACGTCACTTTCAACATGGTCCGCATACGGCAAAGGCTGGACCAATCGTGTAGCGGATAATTTAAAATATGCTGCTCAAGATAACTAATCTTCTATTGCTGTGCATCCTGCTTTCAGGTTGCACAGCGCATTCGATTACGACAAAGGTTCATGTGACTGTATGTGTGCAGTGTGTGAATTGAAAAGGTCCCTGCGAAGGATTTTTATATGCACTATTTATTAAATTATACAAAGCCAGTTACTTGAACTAATTCTATAAATTCATCAACATTACTGTTGGGTATGTTTTTATACCAATCTATAATATTTGAAATATATGGTTTGATTTGGTCTTTGGTTAAAATAACTTGTAGCTCGCCTCTATCCAAATCACCATGTTCATCAGGACCGATAAAAAATAGATAGCCATCAAATTTGTCTTTTATTCCGTGATCTTGGTCGGAATATATATCCCATTTTTCTATTCCCCAATCTACGTCACCACCAATACCCTCATTTTTAATAAATCTTTTAAAATCATCTGTATGTATAGATTTTTCACTAAGCATATGAATTAGGCAATTTATTACTATGGAGTTTTTATCCTCACTTAAATCATATTTTGAAAATGGGTCGTAGAGACTCATATGTTTTCCTTTTTAAATTATTTGTATTGAGTATAGAGGGAAAAGTTAATAAATTATCTACTGTGATTTTTCAAAAAATTATTACTTATCATCAGTGCTAGATGTCTGGTCCTTTGAGAATATTGTTTTTTATTCTTAGAAATATTTTCGATCAAATACAAAACATCTTGATCTAAATACTCAGGCCGCTTCTGAAGCCAGTTTAGAGCTAATTCAGGCCAATAGTTTGATGCACTTTCAGAAAGTGCATGAATGATTACTTTCCTCATATCTTTCAATGAGTATGTATAGTTCTCTAGACTATTTTCATCCATTTCCAAGAGCAGCAATCCGTCTCTTACATCATTCATATCTACGTAATAGGCCTGTGAAATGCTATTGTTAAACTAGGTCGGTAAAGAAAAATGCCTTGTTGCATACTTTACCGATCTAATATTTTCTTTTTAGGTGTAAACACCGCAATACAAAAAGCAATTGTCCAAAATGTCCACTTAGCAATAGAGCTTAGTAATTCCTCGTCTAAATCAAAAAATCTGACAACTAATTCGTGAATAGCAAAAATAATAAACCCAACCACCAGCATTAAGAAAAGCTTCTCCACTAGTATGTTAATACTCCTCATTTTATAATTCACTCCCCAATCTCTTCTCAATACAGCACTTCACCACAGCTTCAATAGCAGTATCACCAACTTGTTCCGCTTCTCGACTGTCTGCACGTGGACCAACATAAAAAGCAGTCCATCTTGAGTATGAACGCACCAAACTAATTTTTTCTTTTTCTATCAGCTTTCCACACAGTTCCCAATCAATCACTGGCACTGATTTCACTTTCATTGCTTTAGCTAGTGCATTAGGTAGTTGGTTGGACGTTAGATCTGATACTTTCATATTTAATGAGTTCCATTTATCAACCACAAAAATTACGATGACATATAAGTAAAATCATAACGAAAATTGCATGCGGACGTGTGGGTAAGGGCAAAGCTATAGCTTTTGGTCAGAGTTGTATTCAGTTTGTTCTGTAAGATAGTTTTTCTCAATCACAATATATATTTTTAACACTTATCTGCTTATACTGTGCGAAGTTTTTAGCAACATTCTTTTTGCACGTCGTTTGTACTTTTACAGTTGAGTACATGATTGTGTACATATTTTTAGAGTAGTTTATGGCAGTTGTAAAAAAGTCTGTAAATATCAATAACATACGAAATTTCAGTATTATTGCTCACATTGACCACGGGAAGTCAACGCTCGCTGACCGCTTTATTCAAACCTGTGGTGGTTTGCAAGATCGTGAAATGCAAGCACAAGTACTTGACTCCATGGAGCTT